GCCATCGGCTGTATTTTCCTTTTGTAAATCAAGTGCCATGAGAACGGCAAGGGAAAGGACTACTTTTTTCATCTCTCTTTCTTTTGGTTTATGTTTATTGATAACAGCCCCGTCCGCAGATCGCGCTGCAAGGCTCAGTTTAATTTCCTGCTCATCCATTAGATGACCATCAGTGGCAGCATAAAGGCGTAATGCAGATGCATTGGAAGGGATGGCGCAAATGGATGCTTCCAGTAATTCACATTCTATTAATTCCCATTCACCATCTTCTTGTTTTTGCAGCATATCCCAGTCAAACTGGATTCCAATGGAGGCACCATTCACGAAGCCTCGCTCCACCTTTCCGGCAATCTTTTTGGAAATATCATCATCCATATCAAAGTCGGGTTCAGCTACAAGTTTGACACCGTCGATATTCCTGTTTAACCATTTGCCAATGACGCTATCAATTGAATTTTTATGTTCAGCAAGCATTACCGGATTGGCATCGAATCTGGAAAAATTAATTCCAGATGTGCGCACCCTGAACCCAAAGCTGTTAATCTTAGAACCGTCACTTAATACAAATGGCTTCATGCTGTTTTTTCTTTTCTCTGATGCAAAAATGGGCGGCAAAAACAGCGTGTTGAAATAGTTGTGCAAACCTTGCTTCGATATTTTATAAGGGGGCAAATCACAGGCAGTTTTGCAGTATAAACTACCTCGAATGGCCACAAAAAAAACAGTTAAGAAGGCGACTAAAGTAATCCCGCTAAAGAAGGCTGCACCAAAGAAAAAGCGAGTGAGAAACCAAAATGACGGGATGCGGGAATTTGCTTTTATGCTCTATATGCAGAAAGTCTCTCAGGGGGAGATCAGCGAAAGAACAGGCGTTTCTGCACAAACCATATCCGCCTGGAAAAAGGAAGATGAATGGGAAGCCAAAAGAGCGGCAAAAACCATCAGCATGGACCAGCTTATTGTAAAAGCGCTGGCCAAAATAAACCTCATGCTGGATGAGGAGGATTTTAACGCCGACGCCTTCGCCAAAGCTGTAGCCCAGCTAAAAACACTGAAACAGCGCAATACGGTGGATGACGAAATCATGTGTTTTATGGATTTCCAAAACTGGCTTTTAGAACGCAGAAGCTCAGAAGGAATCGAAGAAACCTTCCTTAAGAAGCTTATTCGGCTTCAAGACTTATTTATTCAACATAGACTCGGTAACTAATGAAAGTAAAGATCACCAAGGAACTACAACAGCGGTGGCAAGACCGTGTCACATGGATATTATCCGCAAAATTTGGAAAAGAGGATAGTGAAGAGGAAAGAGCCAAACGAATTAAAAGAGCCAGAAAAGATTACGCTTATTTTGTTTCAGAGTATTTTCCACATCTGGCCAGAAAGAAAACGGCCAAATTCCAAATAGAAGCCGCTCAGGTCATTCTGAGAACGAAAAACATCCGGGCTTTGCTGGAATGGGCGCGTGGACACGCCAAAAGTTCTCATGCTTCTTTACTTATTCCTTTATGGCTTTTGTTCCAGGAAGAACCGGAGATTCATTTCATGGTTCTGGTGTCCAAAAGTCAGGATGCAGCCATCCGGCTATTATCTGACTTACAGGCAGAGCTGCAATACAATGAGCGGCTAACCAGAGATTTTGGAAAACAAGTAACGGAAGGAAGCTGGACGGAAGGCGAATTTGTCACTACCGGCGGTTGTATGTTTTTAGCTCTAGGGCGCGGGCAATCTCCCAGAGGTATAAAAAACAGAGGCAGAAGGCCGGATTACATCTGTATTGATGATATTGATGATGACGAGATGATTCGCAACCCTGCCCGAATTGGTGTAGTCCTGGAATGGGTTCTATCGGCTTTATTTGGGGCTATGGAGGGCGGACGTGGCCGGTTTATCATGGTGGGCAATAGAATAGGGAAAGATAGTGTTTTATCCAGGTTTGCGGCCAGAGACAACCTGTATCATAAGATTGTCAATATTTTGGACAAAAAAGGCAATATCAGCTGGCCGGAAAACTACACCCGTGCTGAGGTGAATGAGTTAAGAACCATGCAGGGAGAACGGTTATTTCAGAAAGAATACATGAATAATCCGATCACCGAAGGCACTGTTTTTCTTCAAAAACAAATTCATTACGGGAAAATACTGCCTTTAAAGGAATACAGGACACTGGTGTGCTATACCGACCCTTCATTTAAGGATAGCAACAGTGCGGACTATAAAGCCACTATGCTTGTAGGGAAAACCAAGACAGGCGAATATCATTTAATCAAAGCTTTTGCTGATCAGACGAGTGTAGCCCAAATGGTCAGATGGCATTATGATATAAATGAGTTTGTTAATGACGCTACATCGGTCCTGTATTACATGGAGGCGAATTTTCTGCAAGACCTCCTATTGGATGAGTTCAAAAAGGAAGGGGCGCTGGTAGGTCACCAGATACCCATTCGAGGGGACAAACGGAAAAAGCCGGACAAATTCGCTCGAATTGAAGCCATGCAACCGCTTTTTGAAAGGGCGCTATTTATAATCAATGAACGGGAAAAAGACAGCCCAGGTGTGCGGGCGCTCGTAGAACAGCTCTTAATGTTTGAGAAGGGGAGCCGCGCTCATGATGACGCTCCTGATGCGGTTGAAGGCGCCATATTTATCCTGAATCACCGGGCAAGGGCTACTAATTCAAATTACGTAATGGGTTTTAGAGAATCACGCAAATATTAAACAAAATGCCAGAAACAACATTTTTGACAAAAGAAGAATTAAAATCGGTCATATACGCTTATCAGATTGAGCAGATAACAGAAGATGACGACGATATTGTTTATATGGCTATATCATCAGCCGTTGACCTGGTAAAAAGTTACCTGCGGCCAAATAACAAAAGAGAATGGCTCGACGGCAGAATCCGTTATGATGTGGACGCCATATTTTCGGCCACGGGTACCGAACGGAACGCACTGCTTCTGGAATACACCAAAAATGTAGCATTTTATAATATCACCAGACTTTGCAATCTTGATGTTATTTACGAACAGGCAAAAGACCGGTTCGATAGGGCTATAGACTTTTTAAAGAAAGTCAATAAGGGAGACATCACCCTCGATCTACCGGAAATAACTCCACCGCCACCGCCCGAAGATGGTTCAGATGAATACACTCCATTTAGGTTCGGAAGCAGAAAGAAATTCAATCACGAATAACCCAAATTGTACAAAATGAGTTACCTAAATAATTTATTATCCGCTATCAAGGGGGCAAATCCACCATCAAAAACAATGGCTGCCAAAGAATCAACTGATTCCAAGGCTTCTAAGCGGCGTATTTTGCCAACGGTCGAAAAAAGCATTTTTATGACCCGGCAGGATATAAGCAACTGGAAAACAGCTATTAATCAATTTAATAGTGCAGAAGATACAAAAAATTGGCGTTTACAGTTGTTGTTAAATGACATCTCCTTAGATGCGCTTTTAACCAGCCAAATCGAAAACCGCAAACAGCAACTATTTACCTGCGAATTCACACTCAAAAAACCCAATGGCGAAATTGACGAGGAGCAGACGGAATTGCTGAAAAAATCCACCTTTTATCGTGGCTTGACAACTGCATCACTGGATAAAAAATACCTCGGCTATTCTGTTGTGGAACTGGTGTGGGAAGATGATAAACTAAGAGTAAAGACCATACCACGCACCAATATAGTTCCCCAAACCGGCAAGTTCTATAAAGACTATACCGACGACACGAGTTCCCTTGAGTATCGTACATTACCTGAATTCGGAACCTGGGTACTGGAATTCCTAAGTGATGACCTGATGGGCTTGTTAAACAAAGCAGTGCCCCACGTTCTATTTAAGAAGTTCGCCCAATCCTGTTGGTCAGAACTTTGCGAAATTTACGGAATACCGCCTCGCTACATGAAAACGGACACCACTGACCCCAGCGCCCTTAAAAGAGCCGAGAAAATGATGGCTGACATGGGAGCCGCTGCATGGTTTATCATTGACGATACGGAAGAATTTGAATTTGCCGACGGTGTAACAACAACCGGCGACGTTTACAATAACCTAATCAGGCTTTGCGACAACCAAATAAGCCTGTTGATTTCCGGTGCAGTTATCGGTCAGGATACAAAACACGGTAGTTTTAATAAAGATCAGAGTAGTCAGGATGTATTATGGCTACTGGTCCAGTCCGATATGGAATCTGTAGAATCTGACTGGAATACCATCATTTTACCGGCACTTCAAAAAATCGGGGTGCTTAAAGGTGACCTTACTTTTGAGTTTTCTCCAGCTGAAGACATCAAACAATTATTTGACTTTGTAAAGGGATTGCTCCCTTATAAAGATATAGCCGACGACTGGATTAAAGATAAATTCGGGGTTGAGGTAATAGGTAACCGGCAAAGTCCTATGCAGCCCGCAGATGAGAAAAAAGATGAGCAGAAAAACAATAACCTGTCTGCTGATTTTTTCATGTAGGGGCGGACGGAAAGCCAGTCGTTCGCCCGCTAAAGTTTGATAAGTTCCATGCCAGTGTCCAAAACTTGTATTTTGGAGGTTGCAATCATGCCTATCTGTCAGACACTAAAAAGACATTTAAAGGGGTTAAAAAGGCTTTTGAAGAGGCTTTAAAGCATATCCATACCGCGGGCAAAATGGATGGCAAAATGATGGCCGACAAACCCATGCAGGGGCTAATCAAGGCCACGTTTGATATCCTTAAGGAAAGCATGGGTGAAATAAAGGCTGTTATTTCAGATAATATCAGGAACTCGTTTGAAAACGACATCTTTATATTTTCTGGAATGAAGTCCTATGCATCCCTGAAAGAAGCCTCCCAGCTGCTGAAAGATGACAAAGGAACAATCAAGCCATTTGAACAATTTAAACGGGATATCTCTGATTTGGACAATACCTACAATCAGCGATATCTGGAATCGGAGTACAATTACGCAGTTGGCTCAGCTCAAATGGCAGACAAATGGCTACAACAGGAGCAAACGGAGGGGGATTATGATCTTCAATACAGAACGGCAGGAGATGACCACGTAAGGCCAGCCCATGCTAAATTAGAAGATATTACTCTCCCTAGAACCGATAAGTTTTGGGTTAAATACTACCCGCCTAATGACTGGGGATGCCGCTGTCTTGCCGTTTTGGTCAAAAAAGGTAAATATACCATTACGGACAGCAAAACTGCTGATAAATTGGGCGATGAGGCCACGACAAGGCTTGATAAGGATGGGAACAACTCCGCCGCCATATTCAGATATAATCCGGGTATGCAGAAGGTTATTTTCCCTCCGAACCACCCATATACTGCCAAAGGAAATGCAGACAAACAGGCTGCAATGAACACCTTAACAAAAAAGGACAAATAATGGATTATAACACCTTTTTAAACAGGCTTTTAACTGATTTGAAAGTTGAATTAACCGACGAATTTGACAGAAACTTTCAGAGAAAGGCCTTCTTTGACCGCTCATGGCCAGCAGAAGGCCATCACAACCCAAGAGGCTCACAGCTCATCAGGAGCGGCAAGTTAAGACGCAGCATAAACCCAAGTATTCGCGGAGATGAAATCCACTGGGAGTCCACAGAGCCTTATGCCGATATCCAGAATTTTGGGGGTGAAATAACCGTCACCATGAAAATGAAAAAGTACTTCTGGGCCAAATATTATGAGCTGAACGGGTCAATTACAACAACCAAGGGCGGCACTGCAAGAAATACGGCTCAGAACAGGGCCTTATCCTCTGAAGCTGCATTTTACAAGAATATGGCTTTAATGAAAGTCGGCTCCAAGATAAAGATACCAGCCAGACAGTTCATAGGTGATCATCCCAGAGTTCAACAAATTGTCCAGGCTACGGTTGACGAACATATGTCCGAAGTTGAAAAAGAAATCTATAACGCTTTAAAACAGAAATAATGAAGCATATTATTGATGATATTGAAGGCAGGCTCGAAAGCAAGGTTCCTGCCTTAAAATACATTGCCCAGGACTGGGGGCAACTATCCTTATACGTAAATGGCGAACGTCCGCCTGTAAAGTTCCCCTGTGCTTTGGTTGACATCCAGAGCGGTCAGTTCAGTAATGATGGCAACTTAGTCCAGGAAGGGCTCCTGCAAATAACTATTACCATTGCCGACCTGACCCAGAATATTAGCCGGAAGGCTCCCATAGACTTGACCGAGTTGGAAAGGCGGATATATGATATTATGCAGGATATCTATAAAGCTCTGCATGGATGGAGCGGGCATGTTGACTATTCCGGCTTTGTTAGGACATCCTTCGGAAGGGTGATTCGCACGGACGGCATTCGGATGCGAACAATTAATTTTACCTGTAACTGGCAGGATAGGTATGCAGAACCGGTAATTGACAGAACTCCGGCAGCAACTGTAAAGGTCAGCGTGTCCAGGTTATAAAAAAAGCCAGTGTAGAAACACCGGCTTTTAACCAAAACTAACTGCTATATGAGAAAAATTTAATTATCGAAAAGGCTTAACTGCTTTGGCATAATCTCACTTTGTTTCATGTTCTTGATATTCATCCATGCACGATAACTAAGATAGATGTTATGCTTTGGAAATTCATGCCGCAAAATAAAAGTGTCAGGAACATCATGGTGCTTCACTTTCGAGTAAACAGCCACAATATGAGCGACCCTTCTTAGGTAATTATTGCGATTGTATGCCATTACCACAAAATTAAAAAAGCCATCCCGCAATTAAGGAGATGGCTTTATAAACGTTTCCACATTCAAAAGTGGAGATAATTAGAATTTAAATTCGATATCGTATGATGATTTGTCCTCGCTTGGAATTAAATATACAAGTCGAAAATTATTTTTGGGGTCATTTGGGTAATATATTTTTTTTGTAGTGGAGATGCTTTTCTTGCTTAATTCAATCTTATCTGCATTTGGGTCAACATATTCTTTCCAAAATGGGAAAACGTCCAAATATTTCCCGATCAAAGACCTTAAATAATATCGATCTGACCCTTGAATTTCTAATGCTTGATTACCGCCTTCATTTCTTACATCAAAAGTAATTGTCATAAGCGAAGCGTCAGTTTTAATACTATCTGATTTATAATAAAAATAATATATATCTGGTCTATTGTTCAATGTATCAGGCTCCGCATATTTGAATTTGAATGCCCCTCGCATATTACTTACAATATCGTCGCATAAAACTTTTGCACTGTCCTTACTTAAGCCCATAAGCCAAGTTGTCTTTTGGGCGTTTGTTGCCACAACGGCGAGAGTTAGAATTACCAAAAGTACCAGTATTCTTTTCATCATTATAGTTTTAGTTTTCACAAATGTAATTATTTTTTGATGTCAAATGCCAGCTTTGACATTGGGGACAAAAATAAACCCTACAGGCCCGGTGCTTGATTTTTCGCTTCTGAAGGCGACCACCTATAAATTTTACTTTTGCGTGTCTCAGCTCATTAAGACGAGTCAAGGCATCCTTTTTGCTTGTATAACAATGCTTGTTGCATATTTTTGACGTTAATTTTCCCATAGCCGGTCATTTAAATAGGTGGTTGCATATTTTTTCCCAATCCCTTCCTTTCCAATCATCCGGTCATATTTGCCAATGAAATTAAAGGCGCGGTCACGATCGGCTTGTTTCATCTTCTCCCAGACCTTTCTGGTTTTAATCTTACTGCTTAATGCTTTATAATCGTAGGTGTCCCAGAACTCATCAAATGTGACGTTTTCTTTATAATCCTTTCTTAATGCAAGTTTGGCGGTTCTGGAGGTTTGCAACAGCTCTTTAAGTTCATTTAGTGTTCGGGGGCGGTCTTTAAGCAGCCATTTGGTTTGCTGCTCATTCAAATTAGCCCCCGTAACATCATAACCAAGCATGAGGCCCGCGGAATCAAATTTAAACACCACTTCTCCCGCAAAGCCAGTAGAAGTAAGGGTATAAATCAGTAATTCCATTTTTCAGATAATTTAGGGTAAACAATACCGATTCCATACTTCTGGGCCATTACCCGCTCATCCCATGCACCGCGGCTATTCGTCCAATTTGGCAGCAAATGCACCTCGTCACAGGCAAGCATATTCTGAATGCAGAACCGCATTATCTCTTTCCTATTGTCCTGGTCAGTAAGTTCTCTTTTGCCTTCAGAAAGCCGCTGCAAATTCAATTTTTTAACCTCAGACAGCGGGTTGAACACTTCAAAGCCTCGGTTTTTAAGCTCCTGCTCTTTTTCCTTAAAGTTCAATTCAGCCTCTTTTAAAGGCAATCCGGTAATCTTACCGGCGATGTATGCTTTTTTCATGTTTGTTCCTCCTTATTTTTAAATCTGAAATAACCTTCTGGATTTACTATTGTTGCCTCGAATGGAAACGCATCTTTAGGGATTAATTGAAGCACTTCCGTTAAGTGTGTCGCCGTAATAAACATCACCCTCCGTTCCTCCTCAAATTCTATTTGCAAATGGAGGCAATCTTTTTTTGGAGGATATATGGAAGGCTTAACAGCAAAATCGTGTATGATGATTTTCTTTTTCAAAACACGTTTAATGCTTATCTTATCTCCTACAAATGATTTAGGCGGGGGCGGCGTGATGCCTAACTCGTTGAACTCTTTCATATTTATTTAGTAATTTTTTAGTAAGATGTTTGCTATTACAGTGTTTTGCCCATCCCAAATGGCTGTTTATCGTCTGCAACGGCTTGCATTTGGCAACTGCTCTGGCAAAGCTTTGCTTATTCCTTTTCCGCATTAATGTATAATGACGGTAAAATACATATCCACACACATCAAGGCCATTTTTATCATCTAAAGGAGATACCCTGTAATTACCTTTAACGACCAGATTCAGCTCATTTTTTAGATATTCCGATATGTCTACCCTCAGCTTGTGTAAATCGGGCTTATTGGGGGCGAAAATGACCATATCATCCGCATAGCGGAAATAATACCGTACACCTTTGACCTCCTTAAGCCAATGATCAAAATAGGTTAAATAAAAATTAGCGAAATACTGACTCAGGTAATTGCCAATAGGAAGCCCCGGAGCGGAATCAATTATACTGTCCAGGAGCGACAACAAGTCGTTATCCTTAAATTTTCTGCGAAGTAGCGCTTTTAAGATTTCATGATCTACTGATGGGTAAAACTTCTTAATGTCCAATTTTAGGTAATATTGGGTGTTTTGTTTGTCCTTTAAGGCTCTTTTGATACCTCTGGACATGGCATGGATGCCTTTACCCTTAATGCAGCTGTAGGAATCAGCCGTAAACATACTGGTGAAGATTGGCTCAAGCACATTCATAATAGCGTGGTGAACAATTCTATCAGGATAATATGGCAATCTGAATATTATCCTTTCTTTTGGCTCATGAATCGGGAAGGTTAAATATTGCGATGTTTTATATTCTTTATTAACCAAAAGGTTATGAAGCTGAAATATATTACTATCAGCATTCAGGTTGTGCCGTTTGACATCTGGTTGTTTCGATTTCCCTTTCTGGGCTATCCGATCAGCCAAATACAGGTTATCAAACTCACAAATCCTACTATATAAATTACTTTCGCGTTTCATTAAAGCCTTTGTTTTAGAAGGGCATCTTCGCTATACGCTACCAATGCCCCTTAAAAAAGATGTGTTTTTCTGCCATGTGGGCAGGGTCTGTGCTGTACAATTAACTAAGGTGGGCGCTGACGTTCGTATTGTCGTTGTCGTAATCGTAGTCGTTGAACCGGAAACTGCCAGCGGAAGAACTACAGGCCAACAGCACACAACCCAAATTTTCAGTCTATTTAACGATTAGGGTTATGATCTCCCATAAATCGGGGTAATTTTTCGCATTTGCCTCGCACTCATCCCAGCTGTTAGAGCAAAGGCGGGCGCCGACGCTCGTATTGCCGAGGTCGTAAGCGCAGCCGTCGAACCGGAAACCGCCAGCGGAAGAACCAGCTACATAGCCATTGTCTGCTATGTGGTAGGGTTGATACTTCCTTTTTTCGTGGTTAGTGATATCAAACTGTTCACCACCCTTTTCGGCTTCAATGATAACTGCCAACATGTGATGGGCGGTAAGGTAAAGCCCTAAATCCGGTCTTATTTTGCTAACGTCTGGTAATACTGGTTCTAAACCCAGTTGTTTGCAGGCGGCTTCAAACGCCTGTGTGCTTTTTTTTGAAATTTCCATTTTGTGGATATTGAAAGATTAAAAAATGATGTGTAGAAATTAAATGGCGCTTAAAAGGTCATGAATCCTTTATAAATGTCCTCAAACTGGGTTCCGGCATATCTGGCCAGCTCGTCAGATTTAAAACAAAGGCGGGCGCCGACGGACGCATGGCCGTAAGCGCAGTCGTGGAACCGGAAACCGCCAGCGGAAGAACGCATATCAAAGTAGGGGTAATATTTATCCCACTTGCCATTGTTAAAATCGGGTATCCAACCTTCGTTTAAAGCTCTGGCAATGATTAATGCTTTTGAGAAAGCGACAATCGCATTATAATCTCCGTTCTTCTGAACTTTTGGACAAGCGTCACCCCAATCAATGCCTAATTCGGCGCAAGCATCCTCAAAGGTTTTTACCCTGTCCATTACATTGCCTAAAAATACCTTTCTACCGAATAAGTTTTCAAGCATCTTTTTGCCTTTTTCGTTGGCCTCGGTGTGAGCCACAACGGCATTCTTTTTTTCAATTGTTAATACTTCTTGCATTTTGTGTGTTTTGTGCCCGAAGGCGATTATTAATATTTAAAGCTTGTCCAGTGGATGATTTGACCACACCATAAGTCGTCCCCAAATGGGAAAAACCATTTAATAAACTGGTCTTTGGTCAATCCGTCGTTCTTGAATAGAATTTCATGTTTTTGGGGTGGTAACTGTAGACCATCAATTAATACATCCAGTTCGCCATAATTAAGCGTCATATAGATATCCTGAACGCTGATACACTTCTCCAGATCGCGCCTATCTTTATTAAACTGGTTATAATACTTTGTCCGAACCCCTGTTGCCATCTGGATGGAATTACCCTTTGCCCACCTTTCACCCTCTCTAAATGTGTGTATTTTTTGACCGGACAGAATTTTCTTTTCAAAGTCGGTGGCAGTCCGGTCGGCGAAATGTGTTTTGAATCCTAAAATCATGATTATGAGTTTTTATTTATATTTAAATCTCCAATGGTTTCCATTCTGTTACGGATTCCCTTTTGCCAGTCGGAAAGAATGATTTCAGCGACCCCGATCAATACATAAAGCTCCTGAGTGGAATAATCATTGAATTTGCGCTTGTTACCTTTCACCCCCTGCTTTTCCGCCCATGCGATAGCATCCTTTGGAGTTCTATCCATTCTATGAAAAATGGCAATTATGCCCTTTCTCATGCGGTCTTCCAGGGTATTGTATTTAGGAGGTAGCTGGGTATTCCCACTGGTGTAATTCAGTTTGCGGGTCAGTTCCTGCACCTCATGCCAGGACAAGTCCTTAAGGGAGGTCGTATTTCCGTTTGTAAAATCACTAATCATTTCTTCCTTGGACAATGGATTCCCGCGCCTTACGCTGGCATTATAGGCGGCAAAAAAGGCTGAGTATTTATTCATCGTTATTTTCTATTTGTTCGTGAATGTCAACAGTTGTTACTCCGAGAATGATTATTACGAAGACAATACGCACCCATGCACGCCATTCAAACGGGTTAAGCTCGGTCGCCAATAAGGCGAATATTCCGTAAAAGAATATGATGCGAAAAAAGACCAGAATGATTCCTTTAGCTAGTGTCATTATTTCCTCCTTTTTATATATGCCTCGTGAATCCCGGTAAGGCTATCTAAGATCAACAGGATTGCGGCGGTTATGATTATAATTTTCATACGATATTAATTTTGATTTAAATTGATTTTAAATGAGCGCCCTGTAGACACAAGGCGCCTGAAAACACTATTTACTAATCATTAAACTTCTTCCAGTTTGGCCTCAACAAAGAAATTCTCGTCCTGATCAACAAAGACAAAAGCCTGTTCCTTCAATAAACCAATCAGTTCCTTATCCTTGTCTGCTTTAAGAGCCAGAATATTCTCTTTATTGATTTCATCTTTCGTTCTAATGAACGGTTTGAAAAGCTTATTTTTCTTCAGCAGCTCAGTTACAGCATCCCAAGTGAACTTTTTGTCTTTTGACACCTTAGGCTGTCCTGTCCTGAATCCAATTACGGTATGGAGCAGTTCAAGGCTCTTCTTTTTGCCCCATGAATCCTTTTGAGCGGTTGCAAATGAATGGAGAATTTCTTCCGGCTCAACAAGTTCCTCTTTCAGTTCCCCGATCTGATCTACATACTTGCTTTTGACCTTGTTTAATTCCTCATTCATTTTTGCCTCAATCTTGAACAGGCTATTTTGCGTGTTTGAATACTTTTCACTGGCGGCATTTGCCTCTTCCAGCGTGACATTGGTGTAAACCTTCTTTTTTGTTTTAGCTTTTGCCATCTTTTTTAATTTAAATATTAACTAAATTGTTTATGTATTTCAAGGGCTGTCATGTGCAGCTTATTGGAAAAATCATTTGTTGGCTGTTCTGACATTTCCTGCCACAACCAGTATATTGCCTGCGCCTGAACGGGAGAAAAGGTTAATTTGTACTCTTTTTTCAGCTCAGGGATTGCCAACCTTTTTTTTACCACAGTTAGGCACTCAATAAGGGCATATTTGAAAATCCACTCTTCAACAGAGTAACTCCAGTCTAAAAGGACGTGTTCCAGCAGTTCCTGAAAGGAATTAATCTGAAAGGGGCTTAATTTTATTTTGAATTTGTTCATGACTTTAAAATCTGGGTTCAACAATGGGGATTATGAAACGGACAAAATTGTCGGAAACGTCTTTGTCGTAAAGCATACAGGTTTTAATAGCTTCGTAGGAATATTGATTGAATGCTTCTGGTCTGTAGTAAAGAATAGCCTCATCGTCCCTGAGAAACTCCACTAACCACCATGCCCAGTATCCATACTTTTTATCCGTCAGAAGTCTTTCAGCCAATTGTGGTGAATACTTTTCGGCAATCATACATCCCACATCAAATAGCACCCGCAGGCGATGATATTCGGTTATCTGCGCCAAATAGACCACCTCTCTTACCGTCCTAACAAATGAGGCGGCTTTTACATAGGTATGGCTATTGGGTTTAGCGTAATTGGTTCTCATGGAAATTTTCGATTAATTGAATAAAGGCATTTTCACATTTCAATATCTTTTCGGAGTCCGCATCTTTCACAGATAACAATCCTTCTATATTGGAGATCGCATACATGATCGTCGTGTGGTCCCGTTTGAAGAACCGACCAATTTCGGCCAGTGTAACTCTGGGTATATATTTTCTTATCAACCAAATGGATATATGGCGAGCTGCTGATATTTCAATTTTACCTTTAGAGGAGTTGATGATTTTGTCAAACGGAATACTCAA